ACCCGCTCAGCTTCTTGGCGTAGCAATGCCGGCAGTAGAAGAACATGAAGATGCCGTAGCCGTCGGTTTCCTCGTCGCATTGCAGGCCGGAGCCGCAGGGACATTCGAGCGGGAGCGCCATCAGTAATCGCCTCCGCGCTCGATCGCATCCGCGCAGCTGTTGCAGATGGCGTAGTCGCGGCGCAGCTTCACGCGCCGCCCGCAGCGCCGACATTCCTTCCAGACGCTCTGCCGCTGCATCTCGTGATAGAAGGCGACGTCGTCCTCGTCGCGGATGTCGTAGTGGCCGAAGTTGTCGTCGTAGTACGATCGCGGCATCACTTGCTCCTCATGCGCTCAAGGTGTCGCTCGTGCTTCGCGCGCACGCGCTTGTTGTGAGCGATCTCGGCGAGGTCGCGCCGGGTCTTGCGGCGGTGATCGGCGATCAGCCGCGGCGTCAAATTCCAGTAGTCATCGCTCCCGCCTTCACTGCGGCGGACGTTATGGTCCCACTCGAAAAGCGAGATCATCTGCTCGGCCGTCATCTGCTTGGCGTGCTCGTATGGCACCTCGCCGAGCGCGAGCAGAGCGGAGGCGAGCTGGGTGGTGCGGTTCATCAGCACTCCAGCAACAGCACCGCGCGATCGTAACGCTCGGCGGTGATCTCGCGGCGAGTACGCATGCGATCGAGCTTGTCGATGATGTGCTGTCGATCGGCTTCTGAGCTTCGGTCCTGCAGCTTGACTGCCAGGGCTCGTCGCCGTCGTGGCTCATATTCGGTAACCATGAACACGCCGCGATCAATCAACAGCGTGAATACCTTGTGCAAGTAGCGACGTGCCTTGGTCTTGGTGTCATTGTTGTTGTGGCCGTAGGCGGTCTTTGCCAGCTCGCTGATTTCGATCCAACGTGATTGGCCGTGCTGCATGATGTAGTCGGCCATCTTGATGTCGTTCCATCGACCGCTTGAAAGCACCTGCCGGTTGCCTACTGTTTCGAAAGTCGGCAGCGCTCGCGTCTTGATCAAGTTGCCTTTCTTCTCCTCTGGCATGTTCCTCCTCCTATGCACTCTGCTTCAGACGATCGCGGACGCGATTGAGCCGCGCCATGGCATCGCGCGAGCCGCCCCGGTCAGGATGCAGCTCCTTCGCGAGAACCTTGAAACCGATATCAATCAGGCGCAGGGCGAGCATTTGCTCAGCCTTGCGTTCTTCCTGACGTGTCAACTCAGCTTCGCGAATGCGTTCGGCCTCGCGCTTGGCGCGATCGCTGATGGCCGTCACGTCATCGTGCCAGGGTTTGCGGTGGACAGGCATTGGCCTGCTGTGCCCCAGACCATCGCGCCGGAATTGCTCCAGGCTTGAAAAGTTAGCGCTCGCTAACTTTTCACTATTGGCAGTTGCACTTGCGAGTTTCATGTAAAGCGAGGCGTGTTTGGTGCCGATGTTAAAATTGCGCTTGATCCACGCGCCGAATTCACCGTGCTTCATTTGCGGCTTGGCCTCGATCATCTTCTCGCCAGCCGCGCGGTAGTACGGCATGCCAGCTCGTTCAGAGGCTTCTTGCGCCTGTCGCAGATCATCCTTGATTAAGGGCACCAGCACCTTGAGTGGGCGTGCTACTTCCTGCCCACTTCGTTCCGTTATTGCGGTATCAGTCATGACTAAGCTGCCTTTCCTGCGTTTTTCTCCAGCTCCTCGACGGTGACGCCGATCTTCTTCGCCAGGATGTCGAGCACCTGTTCCTTGCTGCGCTGGAATTCGCGGCCGTTCAGGTTGCTGTAGGCCTGCGAGCGCGGGATGTACTGGCGCACGACCTTGCCGGCCTCGTCGATCTCGATGCGCGAGTAGTCCTGGCCCTCGCGCAGATACTTCGCGACCCGCAGCGCCTCGGCGTAGGAGGAGGCGCGATACTCGCGCACGTCGCGGAATTCGGTGAAGGTGAGGCACCACTTGCGCAGCTCGTCGGGCGTCGACCAGCGCTCGGCGATATCCTCGGGCATGTTCTGCCATGCCTCGTTGATGGCGGCGAAGAACGCCTTGTGGCTGTTGGCCGAGCGCGGATAGCTCTCCGCCAGCTCGTAGACCTCGCCGATCACGAACTGCTTGTCGGCGATGCGCTGATAGTGCTTGAGCACCTCCATGGCCTCGCCGTTCCATCGGAAGCGCAGCGGCGCGCTCATGGCATCTCCTCCGGGACGTCCTCGATGATCGCATCGAGATGGCTGTAGCCGGCGACCACGTCGGCAGCGACCTCGTTGATGTGACGCTGGTAGAGGAAGGCGATCAGCTGCACGGTCTTCCAGCCGATCACCTTGGCGACGAACTGCGGCGGGTGGCCGCCGCCGCCGCCGCGCTCGCGGATCACCCACGCAATGGCCGAGGAGTAGTCGCGCATCCGCTCGTGTCTCCTGTGGTGGACTACGCGCATACGCAACTCACCTCGATTTGTGCGCCGGCCCCGCCCTTCCCGTCCGACGAGGCCGGCGCGCTCGGCGTTGGCTACCTGTCACCATGATCCGCCGCCGAGTTCATGATCCGATCGCAGTGCTCGATCGTCGCCTCATGGTCGCGACGCTCGCTCAGCCATCGGTCCTTCCAGGTTTCGGCTTCCTGCCGCAGCCGCTCCAGCTCCTCGCCGATCACCCTGATCTGGGTGAGGTTGAGCCCGAGCGAATGCAGCCAGAGGTGGAAGGACTGGCTCATGCCGCTCTCCGATGCGGTTCGAGCCGCGCCACCATGCGATCGAGTTCTGCGAGGAACTCGATCGCCTGCTGCTCCATGCCCGAGATCAGCTGCTCGTCACGGTGCATCCGGCGGACATGCAGTTGGAGGTGCGCCGGCAGTCGCGGCTCGAAGGAAACCCAGTCGCACCATGCGCGGCCGGTGCAGGCCATCTGCCACTGCATCTGCAGGAGGTACTCGCCCGGCATGGCGACGCCGGTGAGGTACTCGATGTGGGTGTGGGTTTCGGGACATTTGATCTCGACCAGTCCGTCGGTGCCGACCAGTCCGTCGGGCGAGCAGCCAGCCATCGCGATGCGCGGATGGTCGACGAAGCCGCACTGGATCACCTCGACGTCATGATCGAGTGCATAGGCGATGCGGGCGTCGGGCTCGCGCTCGGTGCCATCGCGCATCGCCTGCGACTGGTAGCGCTCGTAGGGCCGCCCGGTGAGGCGCTCGGCGAGGAGCTGCGCCATGTACTTCTTGCGCGACGCGCTCCAGCCGCTCTTGGCGGTCGTCGCGACCGCCTCGTGGAAGCGGCTGGCGGTCAGCTTGCCCAGGCGCGCTGCGTGCCATTCGTCGGTGCGCTGCAGCTCGGTCATGACTTCGCCTTGCGCTTCATGGCGTCGCAGGCGCCCTCGAACGCGCGCGCCGGCAGATCCTTCACGGCGTCGATGCCGTAGAGGTGGCAGAACTTCTCGATGTCCTGGTTGGCCTGCACGATCAGGCGCTGCAGCTCCTCGTACTGCTCGGGGCTGATCTTGCCGTTGGCGCCGCGACCGTCGTCATCCTCGGCGGCGGACAGTCCGAGCGCGGCCTTGAGCGTGTAGCGCTGCAGGTAGGTGAGCGTGCTGCCGATCGCCTGGATGGAGTTCTTGCCGCCAGTCTCGTCGCGCGGGCCGACGAGGGAATTCTCCTCGCTGTGCCCATCGCGGTGCGCGATGATGCAGGTGACGGTGATCGGCTCGTTGGGGACCGAGCTGGTGCGGAAACGGTAGCTCAGGCCGTGCTCGGCGAGCGGCTTCTTGATGGCGCGCTCGATGCCGGCGAGATCCTCGTGCTTGTAGCTCGTGCGCTTGGAGCCCGGCTGCTTGGCCTCGTAGTCGACTTTCCGATCCTTGATGATCGGCTCGATGTCCGCGGATGCGGCGGCGATAGCGGCGTCGTAGGCCTTGCGGGCGTTGCGTGCCTCCCATCGCTCCTGGAATGCCATCAGCCGCTCGACCGCGTCCCACTGCTTGTCGGCGATCGCGCGCGCCAGCATTTCCGGGGGCGTGGTGGGAAGCGGCGCTGCCGGCACTCTCGCCGGCGGCGCGCTCCTGCCCTTCTTGCGGGGCGTCCCCTCCTCCTGGATGACCTCGATGTCAGTCTCGCTCACGGGTCGGCTCCTTCTCGCTGTCGAGCTGCATGCACTGCTCACGCAGCTGCTTCATGGTGTCCATGCTGAGCTGGATCGATTGCCGGAAGCGCTCGATGTCGCGCCTGATCCGGCTGGTGTGGCGCACGTAGGCGTCGCGGATGGTCTGGGCGTCGTTCTCGATCGAGGCCAACTCGTTCTTGGCCTGCCGGATGATCTCGTCCAGCTCCCGGGTCGGCAGCTCGCCGAAGGACTGCAGCTGGTCGACCGCGCGCTCCTCGCGATGCGCCGGTGGAGCGTAGGCGCGCGGATCGTCGTGCTCGATCCGCTTGGCCAGCTCCTTCATGCTGATGATCGGTTCCTGCTTCGGCTTGAGCATGTGCAATCCTCCACGCTGTAGGTGACGGTGCTTTCCGAGACGCGGGTGGCGTTGAGCCGGTCGCACTCGGCCTGGGCCGAGGCATGGGTGCCGAATTCCATCACCCTTCCATTGCGGGTGATGGCGGCGCAGGCGAATGACGATCGCGAATGGCGGGTGGCCAGGACGTGCCAGGACATGGGTGCGGGGGTGCTCTTTTAGAAAACGAAGCAGCAGTGCTTAGCACCCAATTTAGGAAAACTAAAGCAATAAAGGGTTAACGGGTCAACGGCTGGGGATTACCGCAGCGGGTCCGGGATGGCCGAGTAGAGCCCCGGCCGGGCGAGCTGGAGCTGGTGGGCGCGCAGCTGCCCGGCGATCTCGCCGATGTGGCGGACGTGGCCGTCGAGGTGGCGGCGGGCGGCAAACGAGTTGAGCAGCCTCACGGTGCCTGCCGATGCCCCCGGGATGGGCATCAGGTGCTTCAGGAAGCGGTTTTTGTGCTCGGCCAGGGTGACGATGGCCTCCTGCCCGAAATAGCTCACCAGCGGCCTTCTCTGCGCCTTCCAGGCTATGACCACGTCGCCGTCGGCGTAGCGCGGCAGCAGGTGGTCGCCGGCGATGCGCAGCGCCTCCTGCTCGGCCGGCGGCACATAGGGCAGCCGCAGATGCTCGTGCGGCTCGGGAAGGGCCTCGACCACGCCGCCGGCCCCGATGGTGGCGGTGATCGGGATCTGGTCGAGGCCGAGCACCTCGATCAGCACCGGCAGCTCGCCGACCTTGAGCGCGCGGGTGCCGGCGAGGAGCTGCGAGAACAGCGCCGGGCTCATGCCGAGTGCTTTGGCGATGTCGGCCTTGACCAGCCGTCGTCGGGCGATTGTCGCGCGGATTAAGCCTGGGTCCATGGGCAGGAGCTGATGCCTGCGCGCCGCGGGGGCACTAAACTCCCCAGGCCTGTGGATTGCAAGGATAATTGATTGCTATTGACGCGCCGCAGGAATTGCAGGAATTTGAAGGCCTTCCCTGATTTCTAAAGTGCTTGCAATAGTATGAACGACAAGCTGAAACGGCCTCGGCTTGCGCCGGGCGAGTACCTGGAGCCGGCCAACAGCATCATGGCCAAGTTCGGCGGGCCGGCGAAGGTTGCCGAGCTGGTCGCGGTCGGCCCGGTGGCGGCTTACCTGTGGCGGTTTCCGCGCGAACGCAACGGCACCGGCGGCCTCATCCCGCAGAAGTATCACCGGCTGCTGCTGGAGGCGGCGAAGCTGCGCCGCATTCCGCTGAGCGCCGAGGATTTCCTGCCCCGACCGGTGGACTGAGCACATGCATCAGGCTGGTGACCAGCACGGTGGCCACGACCTCGTCGCGCTCGACGAAGCGGCCACCCGCCAGCCGCTGCCGGCGCTCGACCAGCTGCAGCTCGGTCGAGCCGTCGGGGTGCTGCACGACATGGACATGGTCGGCGAAGATAACGGGCGCCGGCTCGGGGCAACGGTGTCCCACTGCACACTCCCCAGGTCAGGAGATTGTCCTCGCGCGAGGCCTCCACCCTAGCATGTGACAACCGAGCGACAAGGCGTGACCAATACCAAAATGCGGCAGCAACAGTGTCATATTGGTCAGAAGCGAGGATTGATCGGCTGCGCGAGCTGCTCGCCGAGGGCTCGCATTACTCGGCCGGCGACATCGCCCGCCTGCTCAGCCGGGAGAGCCGCTACGAGCCGGTAACGCGCTGCGCGGTCTTGGGAAAGATACACCGGCTGAAGTGGTCGCATCTGCTGGTGGGTGCCCGGCCGGAGATGCCCGAGCCCAAGCCGGCGCCGGCACGCAAGCCGCCTCCTCGTCCCGGCGTCAAGCCGCCGCAGCCGCCTGTGGACAACCCCCTGCCTGCGCCGCAGGCAGCGCGCCGATCCCTGATGGAGCTGGAGCCCGCGAGCTGCCGGTGGCCGAGCGGGGATCCGCGCGCTCCCGACTTCCGCTTCTGCTCGGCGCCGGCCGCGCCCGAGCGGCCGTACTGCACGCACCACTGCCGCCTCGCCTATGTGCCGTGGAGGCGATGATGGGTCGCATCCGCTCGATCAAGCCTGAGTTCTGCCAATCCGAAAGCATCGGCCGGCTCTCGCGTGATGCGAGGCTGCTGTACATCCAACTGTGGACGGTGGTTGATGATCACGGCAGGGCGCGCGCTGCCCTGCGTCTTTTGGCGAGCCTGTTGTATCCCTACGACGAGGATGCCCCTGGCCTGATCGGCCGCTGGCTAGACGAGCTGGAAGAGCACGGACTGATCCGTCGCTACGTCGTCGAGCGTTGTGATTACCTCGACATCCCGACGTGGGGAAAACACCAGCGGCTCGACAATGCGGCCAAGCCGCAGCTGCCGGAGTACTCACCAGACACCCGCCGCGAGCCGCCGCGAGCCGCCGCGACTGACGGCGGTTCGCCGCTCTTTCTTAGGAGAGGAGAGGAGAGGAGAGGAGAAGAGATCTCTTCCTCGCTTCGCTCGGAAGAGATTGTCGGACACGCAAGCGCGCGTCCGACGCTGTCGGGCAAGCAAGCAACCAAGAAGCCCAAACCCAACGGCACGTACTCCAGCGAATTCCAAGAGCGGTTCTGGGAGCCCTACCCGAGGACCAGGATCATGTCGAAGGCCGAGGCTTGGAGGGCATGGCAGCGGCTGTCGCCCGACGACCGCGCGGCGGCCTGCGATGCACTCCCCGAGTTCAAGGCCTTCCTCAAATCCAAGCCGGATCATCCTGCAGTCCACGCCTGCCGGTTTTTGTCGCAGCGGCGCTTCGAGGGGTTTGCCGCCGGCAGCGACGGCGCCAGCGACGAGGGCGCGCTCGCCCGGCTGGAGGAGCACCGCCGCGCCTGCCTGCAACGCGACAACGGAGGCTGATTGTGGAGCGCAAGAAATCGACCGGCTGGATCATGCCGGAC